GTGTAGACGAAGAAGGCATGACGGCTAGTCACTCAGCAGGTACTATTACTTTCCTGTCTGACAGTAAGTATACATTAACATTCAGTGCTAATGTTAAACGACACGGTGGCGGTAGCTCTGCTGCTATTATTGGACTGTACCTTAATGGTACTTTAATATCAGGTACACAACATACTATAGACTTTAGCGGATCGCAGTACTTACCTATTAGCTTTAGTTCTAATGGTACAGTAAGTGCAGGTCAGGTTCTCACACTTAAGATGTCACTAGGATCAGGCACAACTAATGTAACATTTGATACATTAGATGTAAACGTAACAGGTAAATCCATTGACGTATAACCTTAAGCGTGTAGTAAGTCTCGAAGAGATTGAATTACATCGACATGTTATAAAGAAGTATTTAGATAAGGTACTGCTAAAGGCGACAGAAGTTACAGAACAAAGTGTGATGGAGGGTATCTTCAAAGGGGATAGTCAGTTGTGGCTTGCTAGAGATACTGAAGAAGAAGTAGTTGGTATTGTTGTAACGTATCAAGTTACATATCCTACAACAAAGAGACTACTTATACATTTGCTAGGTGGTACAGAGATTGAAAAGTGGGTTCAGACTATAGCTAGTATTGAAGAGTGGGCTGAGTCAAAAGGTTTAGAAGGTATAGAGATACGAGGTAGGAAGGGATGGCTTAAGTTGTTGCCTGACTATTCTTGTAAAACAGTATTAATGATTAAGGAGTTATAACATGGGTGGTGGAGAGACAAGCACAACTACAGAAAGCAGACTCAGTGATGAGTTACGCTCAAGCAGCTTAGCTGGATTAGAAGGCGCTGAGAACTTATACAACCAAGGTACAGAAGGTATCTATCAAGGTAGTCGTCTTGCTGAAGAAGACCCCTTGCTGCGTCAGGCACAAGAAAGCCTGCTTACTCAGTATGGTGAAGGTGGTAACCTGTCTAATCTTGTTAACACAGCACAGGCTAACTTTGGTAACTACTTGAATGCTGGTGACCTTGAGAACAACCCTTTGTTTCAGCGTCAGATGGAAGACATCTTAGGTCAAGCTAACATATCACTACAGCGTGGTGCTGTGCCTCTGATGCAACAAGCGTCAGCAGCGGGCCAGTATGGTGGCAGTGAGGGACAAGAAGGTCTAGGCTTACTTGGTGGTGAAGTTAGTCGTAACACGCAGCAGGCGCTAACACAGGCAGCTCTGGATCAACAGAATCTAGGTCTCCGAGCGCAGGGTCTACTGCCTATGATGCTTCAGACTGGTGAGCAGGGTGCTAACATCATGGGTAGGATTGGAGAGCAGCGTGGTGATCGAGCGCAGGCTGGGTTGTTTGATGAGATTCAAGAGTTTGAGGCAGGTCGTAATGCAGAGCTTTCAAACCTTGCACAGTTCTATCAGTTCTTAGGTTCTAATCCTCTGGTAGCTGAAGCTAATCAGAAGGTTACTGAAAGAACTTCTAGTGATCCGTTTGGTGATTTGCTAGGTGCTGGTCTTGCTATTGGCGGTATGGCTATTCCCGGCGGCGGTACGTTAGGCGGTAAAGCTATAACTAGTATGTTCGGATAAGGACTAGATTAATATGAATAAAGATGATGCAGTAATTCAGTTCTTACTGGAGCAAGAAGGTTTTGAAACTAGAACATATCTTCCAAAGAAGAATGGCATTGTCATCGGTAGGTCTGGACTTACCTTTGGCGGTGGTATTGATATTGGACAGATGGGACTACGCGAGTTTAAAGCTTTAGGTTTACCTCAAGATGTAGAGTATGCTCTGCTTCCATATGTAGGTAAGAAAGGCAGCGAAGCACTAGCAGTTGAGAAAGAGATTGGACACTTCAACATCCCCGCTGAAGTAGCTATGGATATTACTCGTAGACATATTGAGAAGTCTAAGCAGCAGCTCCGTAAGGCTTACCCTGAGTTTGATTCTATTAGTGTACAGCAGCAGGCGGTTGCGCTCTCTCTGTTACATAACTATGGCAATGGTGCTTTGAAGTACAAGACCATGAAGGCTGTTATTAAAGGTGACCTTCTTCAGGCTATTGCTTTGTTACGTGATCCGGAAGAGTGGAGTAACGTAGAGCTACACCCTAGACGTAACAGAGAAGCTGATCTCCTACAGTCATTAGTCATGAGTCAGCAGCAACAGCAAGCACAACAAGCAGCTCAGCAGGCTCAGCAGCCAGCGGGTATGTTCAATGAGGTAGGTGTATAACATGGCTAGTTTATTAGATAGAGCAAAGGCATTATACGGAGGCGATAGCCCTGTATCTATGTTTAATATTCCTGAGCGTTTCACTAAAGTTGATGATCGTGGTTTACCCTCCGATCCACTTAACAGAAATCTAGGTACTACTATTCAGAACGACCCTATAATTCAAGGAATATCTGGTGCCGTTGATACTCTTAATGCTAATCAAGCTGCTGGTTTTCAAGACTGGTTAAAGACTCCAGCAGGTAGGAGCTACACGCTTGCTAACGCTCAGAATGAATTGCGTAGGCAGATACCGACCACTCCATTAGGACAAAGCTTAGCTGATCAGCCTGAACTATCAAAGTTAACAGCAGCTGAGAAAGCTGTAGCGGCTGCTCAGGAAGCCGTAGCTACAGAAGCAAGACAGCCGCGTACAGCAGTGCCCCCTGTTACTGAAAAGACTGAAGACTTAACTCCAGAAGCTAAGACATTTAATACAGCAGCTACTGTTGTATCCCCGTCAGCTCCTGAAAAGAAACAAGATTGGTTTAATGCTGTCAATGATCGTATTGATTTGATGGCAATGGGGGCAGCTATGCTGGCTGGTTCGGGTCAACGTGGTGCTACTACTATGTCTCGTCTTGGTGAAGGGCTTCAGGCAGGCTTAGCATCGAGAGCTGCTCAAGCTAAAGCTGCTGAGAACAAGCAATACAAAGATGCGTTGCTTCTTTTAGAGGCACAGAAAGCCAGAGCTGCTGGTATCCCTGATCCGTTTAAGAACTATAGTTCTAAGATAAATGATATTAGTTCCTTTATGGCAGGTTCTGGATTTGAAGGGGATAACCTCACAGAACTTTCAAGGCTAGTACATGGAGTAGATACCAATTTTGTAAGCTATCCCGCAGCAACTAAGAAAGCGATTGCGGATGAAATGGCTACGAAAGGAAGTAACTGGTTCTCAGCAGGTGGTGAGTTAAGCATTACAGATGCAGAGAAAACATACCTAGAAGCTAGAAAAGCAGTAGCCCAGAGGTTAGCTAAATAATGACAGACACTATCGACTTTGATTCTTTATGGACGGCTTCTGATCAGCAATATGATCAGCACTTAAGCCAACAACCAGATGATTTTGGAAGCCAAATAGGAGCAGGTGTAGATTTAGGTCAGGCGCTTTTGTACCGTGGCGGTCAGTCCGTTGCAGAAGCGTTCGGGTTTTCTGATAGTGCGTTCGGTCAAGCAATGGTCGATGGTAAGTCTGAGAACATGGCAGAGGTAGCTAAGGTAACAGCGCATCCTCTGTATGAAGACGGTGAGTTCTCCTTCAGAGGTTTGTTAGATCAGGTAGGCAGAGGCATAGGTACTGTAGCAACTGCATTGCCTGCGCTGGCTGCTGCACCTTTAGCTCCTGTCATAGGTGTGTCAGGCTCTACTGGTGCGTTAGCTGCTGGTGGTCTTATGTCAGGTGTGATGAACATCGGTGACATTGGTCTTAAAGCAGAGGATATGGACGAGGCATACACTGCTTCTATGGCAGACATTGGCACTGGTCTTGCTCTGGGTGCGTTAGAACCGCTGGCAGGTGCTAAGTTTATTAAAGCCTTGACACCAGCTATTAGATCTACTGCTCCTGAGATTATGTCTTCTATTAATGCCGGTAATGCTAGTGCGTTAAGCGGTGCTATACGCGGTCGGGTAGCTCAGACTCCTTCAATGGCTAGACAGGTAGGTATGGCATCACTAGGTTCAGGTATTACTGAAGGTGTTCAGGACTTTGCTACAACTATAGCAGCTACAAACTCTGCATCTTACTGGGATCAGTTCGATGTAGAAGAGTCCTTGAAAGAGTCTGCTGTTGAAGCTCTTGTAGGCGGTATCTTAGGTATGCCGTTTGGCGTAGGCTCTAGTGTTATGTCTAAGGCTCAGAATAGTGCTGATATATCTATGGCTAAGCAGTTAGATGAGGGTATTGTTGAGTTCGATCCAGATACAGGGGAGTGGGTAAAGAATCAAGAAAAGGTAAAAGTGACTGAGACAAAACTAGGTCACCTATACTCTAAGTATCTTGCACCTTTCTTAGGTGAAGCAGGTAGTAAAGCTGTGTCTCAAGTAAACACGCCAGAAATGAAGAAGCTTGTTGGTAAGTTCAATCAGACTTCAGGATCACTGGCGCGTAGGATGGGCATCAGACCAGTACATGCAGATTCTATGATGTTTAAGTCTGAGTATGCTAAAGGCATGAGTACGTTTATGACGCTGAGTAACGAAGATGCTCTAGCTGTACACGACCAGCGTATTATGCCTGAGGGTACTAAGGAAGAGAAGGATGCTAAGAACGAAGCCTATGCTGCTCTTCCTAAAGAAAGTAAGAAGGCTTCTAATGAGTTGGCTACTTTCTTAGACGCTACTATGAAGAGAGACTTAAAGAAGTATGGCATCGACTCAGGTTTGTTTGAGGGCAGTACCTACTTTCCGTTGCATGGTCGTATAGATTATAAGAAGCTTAAGGCTGACCCAGCGGCATTTAAAGCACAGGCTTTAGCTGTTGCTCAAGAGCGTGGTATTAAGCTATCAGCGGATAAGGTAGATGCCTACATCGCTCGTATTAAGAGTCAAGGCTATGAGCATTTCGGAATGGACACCGACACTCGTATCTTAAAGAGATATGAAGAGAATGTTCAAGGGTTTATTGACGAAGGTATGACAGCAGAGAAGGCACAGGCGAAAGCAGCTAAGAAGATGAACAACAAGTTAGGTAAGCTGCGGACGAAAGGTGCTAAAGTTAATAGCCAGAACGCAGTTGAGACTCACCGTATGCTGGCTGAGTTACCACAGGACTTCTGGTCTAACTGGCTTAACGCTGACTCTAAAGTGCAAGACTCTATCTACTCTTACTATGAGATGATGTCAGAGAGACTAGCGCATGCTAAAGAGTTTGGTGCTAACAATGAGAAGTTCTATACTAACGTAGCTAAAGTGCTAGACGATGCGAAAGCACAGGGTATTACCTACAATACAGAAACAGTAGTTAACGATCTAGCTAACCTGATGAATCTATCTCAGCGTATCCCTATTCGTAACCTAGATG